TCGTTTCGGGAGAACTAAGTTCTTCAGACGGTCGATAGGCGTGATAGATCTTCTCCGGATCAAGTCCGAGCTCTCGCCAGCCTGCGATCTCCTTCCCGTAATAAGGCGCCACTTGAACACGCGTCAGCGGAGATTTTTCGACATGAAGGAATCCATTGTCATCTACGGTTCTGACGCTTGTAGAGTCAAGTGCAACACTTCTGCTTTCTTTACTTGTTTCCACTTCTTCTGCTCCTAGCCCATAAACTCAAAATCTCCTTAACCGTTTCTTCTTCAGGGGCTAAAATATCGGCAAGTCGAAATAAGCCTCTTCCGTACTCCTGGATTTTGATTTCAGACCGGTACGGATTGAGGCTTTTTCACTTTTGGTTAATCAGGTAAAACGGCCCTGAATTGGCACCTGCAAAAATAAAGTTCTCCCGGCATCACATTTCTGCCGACCTCTTTGTCATACATGCCCTTAGACAAATCAAACTCTTTTCCATTCATTTCGATGTGGCTCTCTCGGCTTGTGTACTTTCCGGGGACGTGAATCCAAATCCCACGAGTGACACCGAGCCCTT